CATGGCTAATTGAAATAAAACCAGATAAGCAGACACGTCCACCTGCATATCAAGGTCGTAAGACTAAACGATACATATCAGAGTCAATGGACTATGTCAAGAATCAAAACAAATGGAAAGCCGCAGATAACTTTGCAAAAGATCGTGGTTGGAAGTTTGTTGTATGGACAGAGAATACACTTGAAAGAATGGGTATCAAGCCCAAATCTACCAAGCCATTAAAACCGTATGTAAAACGTAAAAAGTGATATAAATAAGAACATGAGTAACTTATTTCAAACACTAGAGCTTGCAGCTTTTCGCAAAGGTATTACACCTCGATCTGCAGAATCACGTGCATGGTTTCGTAGACAAGCCGGTGCACTTGGTAAAGTAAATCGTAATCAACTGATGAATGAACCTGAATTAAAACTAACTGGTAATCAATTTCCAGGTGGAATGTTTATGTTCTTCTATGATCCAAAGACAAAAGATAAGTTGCCATACTATGATTCGTTTCCATTAACTATTATTGTTGATGGTGCACCAGGTGGATTTACAGGATTGAATTTACATTATCTTCCGATGGTGTTGAGAGCCAAGTTTCTTGATGCACTATTAGATATTGCAAGTGATAAAAAATATGATGAAAATACAAAGTTTAATTTATCATATAGTATGATGAAGCGAGCATCAGGTATGAAATACTTTAAACCATGTTTTAAAAGATATTTGACATCAAATGTCAAAAGTCGATTTGCAAGAGTCCCTGCACCTGAATGGGAAATTGCAACATTCCTACCTACACAAGATTTTCAGAAATCAAGTGCAAGTAGTGTATATTCAGATTCTAGGAGAATGATTTAATGGGACGTAAAGTAGAAACGATAGACGATCTTAAAGCTCTTATATCAAAAAAGAGAGGTCTTGCAAGACCAAACGTATTTGCAGTTGCACTACCTCCGATTGCAGGATTAAGAAGTCGAGAACTCAATCTATTATGTTCAAGTGTTAATTTACCTGGTAGACAAATCATGACTCAAGAACGAGACATTGGTTTGATTAATCAAAAAGTTGCAAACAATCAAGCATATGATGATGTAGCTCTTACATTTCGCTGTCTAAATGATTATGGAATCAGAGAATACTTTGAAGCATGGCAAGATCGTTGTATCGATCAGAATAGTCTTGAAGTCGGTTATCTAAATGATTATGCATTTAATGTAAAGATACACCAACTCGCAAGAGGATTCGGTGCACCAACATATCAAACACCATTTGGTTTACCAAAGCTTCCACCTATGGCAAATACAATAATAGATAATTTCTTAGGTGGAACTAATTTAGGTGGAACGATCAATGCACTCAAAGGTGAAATAGATCTTGGATTCATAGGTCAATCTGATGTAGTATATTCGTGTGAATTGATTCAGGCGTTTCCTACATCAATGGGTCAGATACAATTATCAGATGGATCAATGGACGGAACAGTTGAGCTCAATGTTCAGCTATCATACAAAAACTGGAGATCATCTAAACAAAAAGGCAAACCTTTTGGATTCAATCAATCAGATGTTATTGGAAGAGTTGGAGAGGCGCTTGGCGTAGATAAGCTCGTAAATAATTTTTTAACATAAAATGAAAGTGAAATAATGGCACTACCAAAACTAAATAATACTCCTTATTATGATGTGACAATACCATCGACTGGAGTGAAAACAAGATACAGACCGTATCTTGTGAAAGAAGAAAAAGTTCTTTTAATGGCGGCTGAATCAGATGATGAAGCTGGCATATCACAAGCAATGCTTGATGTAATATCTAGTTGCGTAGAAGGAGTTGATAAATTTAAATTGACTACATTTGACGTACAATATTTATTTTTACAACTAAGATCTAAATCTGTAGGAGAAACATCTGAACTTTTATTCAGTTGTCAAAACGAAGGATGTGATCATGAAAATAAAGTTACAATAGGAATTAGCGATGTTAATGTTGATATGTCTTCAACTGAAAATAATAAAATTGAATTATCTGAAGATATGACCATTGAACTTAAATATCCTACATATTACGATGTATCAACTGATAAAATATTAAACAAGATCGGCAATAATGGCGCAGAAGTATTATATCAATCTGTATTATTAAGTCTAGATGCATTACAATTAAAAGACGAAAGAATGATATTTGCTGAAGAACCAATTGAAGATGTGATAGAATTTATTGGAAGTCTATCAACTATACAATTTCAAAAATTATCTGATTATGTAAATAGTATTCCAGCTTTAAAAAAGGAAATCGAATACACATGTGAAAAATGTAAACATAAAAATGACGTAACAATTGAAGGACAAGCGGATTTTTTTCTGTAGCCCTTTCGCATGACACATTACAAAACCATTATGAAACTAATTTTACATTAATGGAAAATCATAATTATTCATTATCTGATCTTGAGAATATGATGCCGTGGGAAAGGGAAGTTTACGTAGCTTTACTTGTTAATTATATTAAAGAAAAAGAACAAAAAATGAAAGAGGGCCAAAATGGCTAGTTTAAAAGATATTAATGAAGAAATCATTAAAGGTAATGAAGATCTTGAAAGACTCAATAAAAACTTTGAAGCATGGATTAAATCTCAGCAACCAACTGGTGATGATTTAGAAGCTAAGCGAGAAGCAAAAAAAGCTCTAGCATCACCTGGATTTAAACAAGTTTTTAGAAAGGATACTCAGAAGAAAACAGGAGGCGGTGAAGGTTTATTTGGGACTGGTCTTGGTGTAAAAGGTATTTTAGGTTTAACTGCATTAATAGGTCCTTTACTTGCTGCTATGTTTAAAGATGAAATCTTAAAACTGATTCCAAAAATACCTGGATTTAAAAATGATGATGGAGAAATAGAATTTCCAGAAAATGTATCTACTATGCCATTTAGTGGAAAAACCATTCAAATAGCATTAAGGGGTCTTAAAACTAACTTAAAAAATATGACCCTACAAAATAATAAATTATTATCTGAAAACCGCGGATTAAAAATGCAAGTGAGAACATTATTATCACCTGGTACTGGCACACCTGGTACTGGCAAACCCACCATTCCTAATAGAACACTTCCGCTTCAGCGTACTAGTATGGGAGACGGTGGTCGAAATATGCGCGGTACTAACTCAGCCGGAGTACCAAGAGGCGGTTTTAAACCAAATATCCCAGTTGGTTCAAGTCCTCGTGATTTTGATGCTAGAACAGCAAAACAATACGGCAGCAGATTTGGAGCAAAAACTTTTGGTGGTGGATTTCAGTTCATAACTAAGGAAGATTTTAGAAACTTAAAAGCTACAGTTGGAACTGGGGGTACTCAGTCGCCTCGCGGTTCGGTTAACAAACAACAAAACGGCGTGTCGAAAGGTGTTTTGAGAGCTCTCTTCAGCAGCGCCGCTAAGATTTTACCTGACTTTAGTGAAAAGGAAACTTTTAGAGCTTTAGTACAAGCAAATTTATTTCCACAACAGAAGATGTTTCCAAATGTATATGCATATGGAACTGCACTTTTTGAATTCGGAAAACAATATACTCCTGGACCGCTTAGAACTGTTATGAGATGGTTATTTAATCCGATACTAATGAGAACAGTTTTTACTGGGGCAGTCCTCGCTGAAATCGCATTAATCTTATTTAATAAAAAACTAGTATTATCAAATGCTTTGACAGGTGAGGAAATGCTTGTACCTGCTCATTATACACTGGCTGAACAAATAGTAGGTGTTGGTGCACTAATTAGTGGATTTGCAGGAGGTGCTCTCGGTGCTGCTCTTGGTGCAAGTGTAGGAGCTGTAGCTGGTCCTTTAGGCATATTTGCTGGTGGTGTAATAGGTGGTTACCTAGGATTTAAATCCGGATATTTTATAGCTAAATTCTTATTTGATGTGGCATTTAAGAAAAAGAATGCAATGATGAGATATAAAAAAGAAATAGAAGTATTTCAAAGAGCTAAAAAAGGTGTTCAACAGAACCAAGCCATGATGGCCATGAATTCTGGTGGTATGAAAGATTCTACTTTAGGTCAACTGGTACCTGGTGATGTAATGATGGGAACTTCAAATATTTCTAGTTTATCTGAAGCTAAAGCAGCTAGAATTGCCCAATCTGCAGGTAGTTATGCTACTGGTATGAATAGATACAAAGCAGCAGCGATTTCAGGTGGTGTTTCTTCAATGCTTTCAAATGACTCCAAAGTAAAGAAAACTGCGAAGGCTGGTTCAACTTTTACTGGCCTCTTAAATTATTTATTTGCACCGGCATTTGCAGAAGCAGCTACTATGGATGGATTTAATGTACCTCCTGTATCTAGTCCAATAGTAGGAATGTCACCAGCTCAATTAATGAATGGTCCAGAAGCTGGTCGCGGGAATGTTAGTTCATTTATAGATGCAAAGAGTACTAATATGACAGCTGTTACTAATGTTAATGGAGGTAATGGCCTTAAAACCATAGATACAAATCCAATAGAATGGATGGGTTATGGACCGCCAAATCTGCAACATTATTATTAAGAAATAAAAAAGGGAGCCGAAGCTCCCTTTAATTATTAACCGTTAGCTATCTTCGCAAAGTAACTTAACGTATCGTCTTCTTCAGCTGGCATTTCAGCTGCAGTGACTGGTGCTTGCATTTCCTTCATAGGAGCTGCAACTGTTTCTTCACCGAGTTGTGATTGCTCTGCAATCGTAGGAGAATCTGTAATGGCAAGAACCATATTCATCTTTCTCTTCAACTCGTCATATGATTTATAGTTAGCAGGATCTGCCCACTCACCAATCGGATGCATCATATTATAGATGGTTTCCAACTTAGCTTCATCATCATTGAGTACACTCGGACTAGAGAACTCTGACTTGTCATAGTTACGATAGCCTTCGACTTGACGTATCTTCAGTTTGAAGTTACCGCCTTCCCAGAAATCAAATGGA